TGAAGAGAAGATGGCTGATTTAGTTACAAGATTATCCAATCTAGTTTTAGAAGCAAAAAGTCTAATACAAGAAATGACTTCTTGTGGAATGACTGGAACAAATCAAATGCCTTCTAAAAAAATTGGAACCAAAGAAATACCTCCTACAAAGAACAGAAGATTTAGCAGGAGACGCTGATGTTAGATTTATTAAGTTTAATATTAGAAACTAGGGCAGAGTCTGGCAAAGGATCTTCAGCAGGGAGATCTCATATGTTAAAAAGAAACACTATGAAATCAGACGATCCTTTAGGTCATGATATTGCTTGGAAATCAAAACTTCCACAGCATGAAAGTATCACCACTGCTTTATCTGTATTAACTTATGGAGATATCTTCACAACTCCAAATTCAAATCGTGCTTATGTAGTAACAATGCAATCCCACGGAGGTACTAGCAAAGAACAAACCGTTGGAAAGAAGATTGCTAAAGGTTTCCGCGATGTAAAGAAAGCCATAGACTTTGCTAAGAACACTCGCAAAAGATATAAGTCTTTTAGACAAAGAGATTTAGAAGCTAAACAAGAGCGTTCAAAAAACTCTGATAAGGAATAATTATGTTATTACAAGACGTTCAAATAATTGAAAAGCTTCAAGTAATTAATGAGAGTGCTGGTGGTAAACCCGGCCCTATGAGAGTTCGTGGAGTATTCCAAAGATGTGATGCTCCTAACGCAAATAATAGAATTTACCCACAACAAGTTCTAGAAGGTGCAATAAAGAATTTAAATGAGTCTATCAGCCAACGTAGATTAGTTGGTGAGTTAGATCATCCAAGTTACGATGTTGTAAAGCTTTCAAACGCTTCTCACATTATAACCAGCCTTCGTCTAGAAGGTAAAGAAGTTATAGGAGAAGCCGAGATTCTCTCCACACCAGCCGGAAAGGTTGTTGAAGCCCTCATTAAAGACGGAATCAAGATTGGTATTTCAAGCCGTGGCATGGGAACTTTAACAGAAGGAAAAGGTCATAAGATCGTAAACGACGATTTCAAACTTTTAACCTTCGATATTGTGGCAGACCCATCAACCCAAGGTGCTTTCCCTTCACTGGTTGAGAGCAAACAAAACCAACAAAAGGTTGAGAATACCATTAAAAAGGTAATGGGCAAGAACGTATTTTTAGCAATGTTAGAAGCTAAAATAGATGAAATTCTTGATAGCTATCGTGTTGACGAAAAGAAGAAGGGAAGATGCTGGACAGGATACGCTCCTGTTAAAGGCAAGAAACCTTACTCAAAGGGTAGTTGTCGCAAAGTGTGATAGGATTAATTATGGCAAAAACAAATAAAATGGAAGAGATTGCTAAACTACTCCCAGAGAATCTGGACGAGTCAGTTGCTATTGAAATTGCCAATCTCGTTAGTGAAAAAATAACCGAAGAAGTCTCAAGAGTTAAAGATGAACTTACCACCAAAGTAACAAGCTTTATTCGTGGTCAAGTAGATCGTCTAAAGGAACAAGCTGTAAGAGAGCTTGAGCTTGAGAATGAGACTTTCAGAAACGCATCTCTCTTTGAGCATATCAAATCCCTCCTTGGTGTCGAACTGATGAAGGAAGATGCCGAAGATGAAGTTACCGAATTACTTGCTCAACAAATTGAAGAAGCTGACAGTCAATTAGAGACTTTAACTTCTGAACTTGAAAGAGTATTAAGTGAAAACGTCAAGTACAAGAGTGCTGTCAAACTTCAGAGTGACAAGCTTGAACTACTTGAGTCCGAAAATGAAGAACTTGTTGAAACTTTAAATAGTTTCAAGAAAAGCATAACCGAAGAGAAATCAAAAAAGAAAGTAGAGACTCGGGGGGATGCTTTTGTAATCTCTGAAGAAAACTTTAAGACTCGTCGGGAGCCAGTAGAAAAGAAAAAGGATAATTCAGGTAATCAATACCTGACCGAAGAGATTTTAAATCTGATGATGAAAGACTAATTAGGAGAAATAAATGAAAAAGATTGATAGTAATGTCGTAAGGAAGTGGGAAAAGGCACTTGACGGAATCAAATCCGATTACATTGCCGAAGTAACCGCTCAACTTTTAGAAAACCAAGCAAAGGCTGTTCTCACAGAAGCTAACAAGCTTAATGAAGAAGCCCTCACCCCCGGAGCCACGACCGTTGGCAAGTTAGGCACTTTCCAAAAGTTTGCCTTCCCAATCGTTCGTCGCGTGTTCCCAGAACTGATCTTCAATATGATCGGTGCTACCCAGCCCATGGAAGGACCTGTAAGCCAGATCTTCTATGTCGGCAATAGCCGCGCCGGAAAGAACGCTTCAAATGCTTATGAGCAACAGAGCGTTTACTCCAAGTACCAACTTACTTACCGTGGTTTAACTTCAACCAGTATTGGTTCAGTTTCAGGACCCGGAACAGGAGGCACTTGGAATAGCTTAGAGACCTGCGGTACAGGACTTCTTGGCGCACAAGCTTCAGCAGGATTTAGTACCTCAAACGTTCTGTCTGATACTCAAGGCTCACCAAAATCAACCTTTGGTGGTAAGATTGCTGCATTCCCAGATGCCGGAACAACCCTCGGTTGGTATGTGTCTGCTGGTGAACAGTTAAGAGCTTCAGCCATCCCAGAGATTAGCTTCCACATTCAACAACAGGCTGTGGTTGCCAGAACTCGTAAGATGAGAGCACTCTGGACAATCGAAGCTGCACAGGACCTCAAGGCTTACCATAACCTTGATCTCGAAAGAGAACTTACTGACCTCCTCTCAAAGGAAATTGCACTTGAAATTGATCGTGAACTCATCGAAGACGTTCGTATGATTGCATACGGATTCAGCGGTGCAGGTGTTGGTGGTTGGACAAACCTCTCACTTGATAACGCCAATTCAAACAATTTCCAAGAGACTTACGGAGCTTCACCTAACGAAGCTGGTGTTGGATTCGCCCCCGGAGCATTTAATTACGAGTTCCATACTGGTATCCCCACAAATGATACCATGAAGTCCAACGTATTCGTAATGGATCTTTTCGATCCTCAGTTCATGGGTGGAACCAACTTTGCTCCTCAGCACCTTGGTCATGTTTACGCCAACCTCATGGCCCTTATCAACAATGTCTCACAAGACATCTATCGCACCACAATGCGTGGACCCGGTACAGTTCTTATCACCTCACCATTGGTTGCCTCAATCCTTGAGTCAGCAGCTAAACTTGAAGGTGGCGTTGCCCGTGAAGACGGTCCAACCAACATGGGAACCAGAATTGAGTACCGTGGCAAGTTTGCTGGCAAGTACAATCTAATCGTTGATCCTCTCTTCCCAGATGACGAGATCATCGTTGGATACAATGGAACCAACCCAATGGATGCTGGTTTCATCTACTGCCCATACATCCCACTCATGCCTCTCCAGACCATCACTGATCCTGAGACCTTCCAACCAAGGAAGGGTATCATGACCCGTTATGGAAAGGTCGCAGTTGCCCCAGCCTCAAGATTCTATAGAGTCATCAGACTCATTGGCGCAGGCAGTGGTTACCTCACCAAGCCAATCTACCGCAATGATAGAGTTGGCAGCATCGCAGTAAGCAGATAATTTTAATCTGAATTACTGATTAGAAGCGGGGTTATAATTAGCCCCGCTTTTTTATTTCAATTACCCTAAATAAGATAGGGTTAATTTATATGCCTATCGTCCCCAAAATTGCAAGTTACGGATCCTCCTTCGGTAAGTATCAAGGTGTTGATATTACAGATTATGAAGTAAGTGGGGATATAGACCCTTCAAAGTTAAATAGAAATTTAATTGTTGACGGGGTGGAATTTAATTTATTTGAGCAAGAAGTTAGAGATTATGTTTTAGCTCAACTAGGATATCCTGTTATCCGCGTAGAGTTAACACCTTTTCAAATTAAAACTTGCATAGATGAAGCTGTCACTAAGTTAGATTATCATGCTCCTAATTGGGCTATGCAATATGCAGTATTTTATACTCAGCCCGGTGTTAATTTATACGAGCTTCCAGCCTTTATGATGAACAACTTAAATTACGTTGTTTACAATAAAGACTTATTAGCATTCCAATACAATCAAGGAACTTTAGAGTTCGACTTCTTCGTAGGATTCTGGCAAACCAATAGATTCTATCAACAGATGAATATTGGTGATTATTTGCTCCTCCAACAATATATGGAGCAGATTCGTAAAGTTCTTTCTAGAGAAGGACATTATGATGTGATTGGAGGAAAGTATATCCAATTAAATCCTTCTCCAACTACGAGTGTTCCAGTCATCGTAGAATATAAAGCATTAGATTCCAATACTATTCTTCCCTCTTACAGAAATTGGATTCAAAAGTATGCACTGGCTTGTGCCAAAGGAGTGCTAGGTATGATTCGTAGAAAGTACAAGAACATGCCCGGACCTCAAGGTGGAGCACAGCTAGACGGTGCAGAACTTGTATCTGAGTCTAAGGTAGAGAAGGAAGAGTTGTATCAGAACTTATTATTGGAGATTGAAGAACCACCATTCTTCACTGCATATTGATATGACCAAAAAATTTCAAGTAAACAATCCTCCAAAGCAGTCCCCTGTTATTGGCGTAGACGAGACTACAGACAGCATATTAGGTTTGTTTGATGAAAACAATCCTGATAGAGATTTGTTTAACTTGGTTGACGATGAGACTATTAGATTATCTGGATCCAAAGTTTATGTATACAAGTACTTCCAATCAGAAGAACATGACGATGTATACATGGAATCCAGAAAGAAGACAATAGCTAGGGATCCAATAGTGTTGTTTGCTCACTACGATCCTAGACCTGTTGAACAGAATTTAACAGAGTTCGGTATTGAGATTGACAACGATCAAATCTTTACGTTCAACAAACTGTATGCAGAAAGAATGCTGGGAAGAAAGATAGTTGAAGGTGATATCATCAAACCTTTCTTTCAAAACATGAAATATAAAATTTATCAAGTAACAGAAGATTCTTTTGAATCATACGGAGTTTACCATCTGGTTTGTTATGGAAGACTCCTGAGAGATACTGAAGATATTCACAACGAAAACATGTTAGATGTTACTGATAAGTTGGGAAAGACGATAATTGAATGAGCGACCAAAATGTAAATTCAAAAGTAGTTAATGATATCTTGGATCACACCAAGGCGTATCAAGGTCACTACATTCAAAACATTTACAAAGAATCACTCAGAAGTATCATCAACTTCTTTAGCAATCTTTATTATCAGGATGCTAACGGTGATAACAAACCAATCAAATGCTTCTTTGGTTCCCAAGAAAGACCTGTAGCTGCATTATTCAAAGAGAACAATTTAGTACTTCCAGTAATCACAGTTACTGAAAACTCAAGCCAAAACTCTGACGATAGAAGAAGGTATTCCCCTGTTCTTGTCAATGAGAAATACTGGGATCCTAAGCAACAAAGAGCTATTCGTCTTTTAAGTCTAGCTCCAAGACCCGTAGATATTAGCTATGCAATATCTATTTGGGCAGAGTACAAAGAAGACTTAGACCAAATAAGAGAGATTATTTTCAATCAATTCAATCCAAGTATTGAGTTGGAAATTGAAAAGAATTACAACACAAAAATTCACATTGAATCAGAAGATGATACTTCTAAGATCAATGTCGCTGACAAAGAAGATAGAGTTCTTAGAAAAACAATCAATTTGTTGTCTGAGACTTATATCCCATCTCCTAAGTTTTTATACACTTCAACTGGTAAGATAGAAAGATTTAATTACGAAATTGAACTAGTTGAAACTCCACAATTAATGGAGCAGGCTGAACGTGGAGAAGAACGTGGTGTATTAACTATTGAAGAAGTTGTAGGTAGAGCACCATTACCAACCACTACAGTCGGAGGAACATTTACTGGTCCTTTAGCTACAACAGATCTTACTGATGTTAGTGATATTCCTGCGTCTGCGACAGGATTTGTTTTAGTTTGGAATGATACTCTAAAACTGTTTGAAGCCAGAACCCTTAAAATTGATGAAGTTATGGGTGGTGGCAATGGAATTGTAGAAGCTCCATTGTCAGAAACCTTAGCACAAATACAAGAAGATATAGATTCTTTAAATTCAGAAATTGATAACTTAAATTTTGATGGTCCGTATGTCAACGTATCTGGTGATACAATGATAGGGCAACTTGTAGTTCCATCAATATCATCAACAATATATTACGGATTAACTGATAGTACTCAATTAAGTAATAGTGCTGTCAATGCTACAAGAGTTCTTTTAAGAACTAATGATATTAGATTATACACAACTGGATCATTAAATTATTCCTTTGGAAATACTAATGCTTCTTTCTTCAATGGAAAATTTAATTTCTCTACAGAAAATAACGTATTTTTATCTCCTTTAGTCTCTGCAACTTCAGTATCAACACCAATAATATATGTACAGGATGTAGCAAATCCTTTAAATACTAGAGTTTCTATTAATTCTAGTAATCTTCAAGGTGCTTGGATTTATGGTGATACTAGGATTCAAGCGGGTAATCTAAACTTTAATGGTAGAACTTTTTTATTAGAAGATGGTGTTGCAGACATAATCGCTCAACGAAACGGAGCCATTGGTCAAAGATTTAGAATATACAATACTTACACAGACGCATCAAATTCCGAAAGAGCAAAATTCGTATGGTCAAGTAATGCATTCCGTATAGGGACAGAAACTGTAGGAACAGGAGTTCTTCGTAATTTTATAATTACTGTTGGCACTACTCAAAGATTTTTAGCAGAGGCTGGATCTGATACTTGGGTTCTTGCGCCTGCATCTAGACGAGTCAATAT